TGCTCCCTTTCACAACCCGATTGATAACGGGGACGCAACTGATTGTTTTGTCATTTACAGACGTTATTTTTGCGACAACAATGGTGTGAACATCGGCCAGAGCAAATTCAACACCCAGGCCGATAGTGTCGTGAAGTTCTTCGATCATAAATTAAGCCCATAAAAAACCGCCAGAGTGGGTTCAATGGATGGCTAGATAAATACTCATACTAATCGCCGTAGAGCGAACCTGCGCCAGCGTTTAATACTAAGGAGAGTCACTCATGGGATTCAAATTCAGACAGCGCATCAAAATTGCACCAGGCATTCATATAAACATAGGTAAAACAGGCATAACTAGCGCATCAATTGGTAAGGCTGGTGCTACCCTGAACGTTGGTAAAAAAGGGGTAAAGGCAACCGCAGGTATTCCCGGTACCGGTTTGTCTTACACGAGTGGAAACTTGCTCGCGGGTCAAAAGAACTCCACCGGTAAACACGCTGAGAACGTAGAGGAACAAGCACCTGAGCGGCTTGGTTTCTTTTCGGACTCAACGTTGTTAGAGGATGGTCAGGAAGATATTCAACCACCTCGCCCATTGGTCATGGTATTAACCCATAAGCAATTTAGAAAACTATCAACCGAGGAGAAAACGGCATTTAAAAATGCAGGTGGTAAGGTGAAGTTTTCAATAGGCGAGAAAATTTTTATTCTCACAGTCATTATTTTTGCTCTTGGCTGGCTTTCAGATCGTCACCCACCAGAAAAAACCAATTCCAGCGTAACGCAAGAAGTAAAATCTTCAGTTAACAACTGAGTAATTTCCGGCAGGCTGGCATACCACCTTCTGATACCAGGCTGCCCCGTTGTTCTGCCCGCTGGTTTCAATCTGGTATATCTTATAAACCCCGTTTAACGCGGGGTTCGTCACGCTTTCAACAGCGCAAAGCCCACCGATCACCAGCATAGGATTCAGTTTCGTATCGAATACGATCTGCCCTTTCGAGGATTTGGCTAAGGTACTCGAGTCAGTATCTTTTTTGCCTGCCGGATCCGTATCAGGCTCATTGGTTGGCATCTTGGCTTTCTTCCCCCCGTCATCCTGTGCGCTAATCTTCGTTGCCTGAGGCGTATTTAGCAGACCGCTACGCGCATTCACGACTGGAATGTTACCCGATGTAACCTCATTAGCCTTGAGGATGTGGACGCGCTCATCTTTGATGAAAAATGACTCGTCGGGCGCAAGGGTATCGGTAAGAATTTTACTGGAGCTACCTACCAGAACCTTCGGCCTGATGAGTGCTTGTTGCTTCGTCACAGAGCCTTTTTTCGTGTTTGGCATATCCTGCAAGACAGAATCGACGACCTGATCTTTCCCGCGTACCGTGCGCGATGTGAAGGCGTTGATATAGTCGTGGCCACCGTCTTCACATTCCAGGCTGACGATGTGGATCGCCCCCTCACGCTTTACTGCTCCGCTTTTAACCGAACCCTGAAATACCTGGCGCAGCTTGCCGTCGTAACCAACCTCGAGTCGAACGGGGATATACTTCTCTTCATCTTCGGACTTGAGCAATTGCAGACGCGTGGAAGGCTTTAGCCCGTTGATGGACACACTCAGCTTGCCGAGTGACTTCTTGTCCACAGTTTCCAGCGCCTTGAATGACACGGTGATCGGTGGCTCGATAATCACTGCTTGATTGCCGATCCCCACCGTCAGCCGATAATCACGGTAAAAAGTATCCATCACGGCACGTCTCCCCCGCGAATATCAATCATCTCTTCCGGCGTGACCAGATACATTTCGATGCGACCACTGGCGAAGTCGTCAGCCCGATATGGGTCAATGCCGGAATTGTCAGCGCAAAGTAACACAACGTCGAAAGGCCAGTTCTTGTGCCGAAAATGTAGCGTCCCGAGGGACAGCTTCACGCCGTCGATGTAATCACCGTTGTACTCCACGCGCATTTTCCACATTTCAACCGTAGGCAGATAACGAATAGTGACCACAGCCTCACCACGGTCAAAAATCAGAACATGCCGCTGGATAGGTTCGTCAGTGATGTTGGTTATCGGATCCATACGTTGCTCTCATTAGAATAAAGATTTCGCCGCCCCTTTTAACGAGGTCATGACTGATTTTGACTGGCTGGTCCCGTTACTTTTTTTAGAATTATCAGCGGGCGTCTGCGCCCCCTTATTAGCAACGCCCGCCGTTTTTGATTTAGCAGCTGCCGAGGGGGATTTGAAGTGCTGCTCAATCGGTGCGGTAGTCAGTTGCGTGAAGGTGATTTTTGTAAAACTGGCTTCAAACTTAGTTTCCATCGTTTGATTGTCGGTACTGATGGTCAGGCCGCTTAACGCCATATTTTCATGGGTGCGATAATCCACCTCCACGGAAATAAGCTGCTTGCCGTAGTACACCCCCTCAATGAAGTCGAGAAATTGCTCGCGTATACCTTTAGCGCCACCAGTAGACGGGTTGCCCACCAGCCCAAACAGGTCGGCTCCTTTATCAGCCAGGCGTTTTGCCTTTAAGATGGCCTGCTCTGCGCGGTCGGCAATCTCATTCATTTTTTGCAACTGCTGCTGCGTCTTTGCGGGGATGTACTCCAGCACCTCACCATACTTCGAATAATCTGGCATCAGGCTAAAAGAAGAGTTTGGTTTCGCATCGACAAAAATATCGGCAACAACACCGCTGATTTTTATCGTCAGCGGGCCATTGATAATATCGTCAGACGCGTTACTACCGTCCTCCAGCACGTCTACCGGAACTTGAGATGGGTATTCAGTAGCGTCGCTAACTCGCGCAAACATTGAGAACCCGCCGATCCCTACCTTTTTAACAGTATCTTTGCCCGAGGATTGCGCCTGCATGAGGCCGTCTAGAATCCCCATTACCGACCTCCTCTGCCACTCAACCGGTTGGCATCCTTCATGTTTTGTTGCAGGCTATCTGCCGCAGTATTCCCGGCGACAACCGGATCGGATGTGTTGATGTGAATCGTGTTCTGCTGGCTGACGCTTGAATTGCTTGTCACGCCACCACCACCGAGTCCCACCGCAGCATTCATGCCGTAAGGAATACCACCAGGACTCATGCCGCCGTTACCGCCGCCGGTTACACCCTGCTGCTGTTCATCCTCACCGAACCCGAAGAATGACTTTGTCGCATTCCAGGCATTTGAAGCAGCGTTGCTGATAATATTGCTGATGTATTCCCCCAGCCCAGCAAAGATGTTTTTCGCCCAGTCAATAAAAGCCGTGAACGGTTTTTTCATCAGTTCGACGCCGTTATCGAAGATTTTAACCACATCCCCCCATGCACCTTCAAAATCGCCCGTGACTAACTTCCATAGTGCTGAGAACATCAGCTTCGTGTTTTCGATGGCAGTAGTGAATACATCAACGACAAACGCACCGGCATCGCCAAACACGTATTTAATCGCATCACCAACGACACCAAATGCACCAGTGATAAACGCTATAAGAGAATCAAAGACATTCTGCGCATCCTTCATCGCATCCTGAAAATCACCCGTAAACGCACCTGTGATGAGATGCCACACCATCCTGAACATGGAGGCAATCGCATCAGCAAGCGGTTTAAACACGCCAATGGCGTAGTTTATGAAGGCCATGAGCGACGCTTTCGCCTCTTTCAGTGCGGGAACAATATTTATTCCCCAGTTATCTTTGAAGAAATCAGCGATAACACTTTGGCCTCCCTGCATTGCCACCACAAGGTCGTCGATAACAAGCAAGATCCCAACGATTGCTGCAGTGATCAGGAGCACGGGGGAGAAAATAGTGGAGAGCACCGTTCGCAGCCCGATAGCCGCGATTTTCCATATCACAAACCCGGCTGTTGCCAATCCAATGAGAGGCAATAGGCGTCGTATCATGCCCGCCACTGAAAAAATTATTTCGCCTAAATGATGCAGGCCGTTCTTTATCAGGTCGGAGTTTGTGTGAAGCCACTCCCTCATGCCGTCAATGACCTCCTTCAGCATGGGGAGAAAACTAAGAGCTAGCTGCGTGGATACAGAGCTATAGCCCATCCGAAGATCTTTAAGAGAGTTATTAAACTCGGCGGCGGCATCAGCTTGCTCCGTGGTCACAACTCCCCAGTCACGGGCCTGTTTGAGTGATTTATCCAGTTCTTCACGGCTAAGTGAGAGCATCTGCACCATTGAGCGATCAATGCCCATTTTATCCAGGACGGAGAACTTTTCCGCCTGACTCATGCTGCGCATTTTATCCGATAGCTCGATGAATGTTTGCGTAGCATCTTTAACATTGCCACTGGCGTCCTTGAACTGTAGCCCAAGGCGTTTGCCAATATCCGCCATTTCACCTTCGCCAGTTGAGATAAATTCACCAATTCTCATAGTCATTTCGCCTATGGAACTGGTGACTGCCTCCATGCTGGAGCCGTTAAGCTCTGCCACACGGCCAAGCTCCTGCAACCCTTCCACAGAAAGCCCGGTCTCGCGGTGGAACTGTACAAGCGGATCGAGGCCGTCAATGATAGAAGTAAACCATGCAGCCATCGCCCCCGCCGAGCCCTGGATAGCGGCTCCCATGCCAGCGAGCAAGCCTATGGAAGCTTTCAGATTCGCATTGAATGTTTCCTGCGGCGCCAGATTACCGATAAAACCGAATTTGGTAATAAGCTCGTTAACTATCGCCATTCCGCGCCTTCTCCATCTCGTAGTGTTGAATGTCTGCGCTGATATTCTCGAACTCAAGCATGTCAAACAGCTCAGGTGTGTCTAATTTAACAAGTTCGTGATAGGGGCCGTATCCGGCCTTTGACAGCGCCAGATACATGCTCATGTCGTCGCTTATGTTCGAGGATTTAACGTAAATTTCTGAACGTCTGGAGCTTCTGAACGTGAGTTCATATTGCTCCCGCCCATAAAAGGCAGGCTGATAACCTGAAGCGCTGTTGTGATTAGCATGACGTAATCACCGGGGAAGGATTCGAAGTGTTCCGGCTGCTTGGACAGTTGCACACCGTCAAACAGAACGTAATCGAACATCAGGCGTTCAATTTCCTCAAATCGCTCTGAGTCCAGAAACTCCAGGGACTGCCGCGATAACTCAGAGGCAATGCCTGTGAAGAAGGCAAAAACCTTGCGGCGTTTTTTGTGCGTCATCGCAGCAAAGTCGTAGCGGTTGCCGTTAATCTCAGCAAAACCGTCATCGTAGACCGCCTTGATCATCTCGAGTGCTTTTTTCTGCTGTTCTTTAGACATATCTGGCCTTATACGTTACGCACGACATTGCGGTACTCAATGGTGTATTCCATTAGTGCGTTAACGTCCTGGTTATTTTTGGTTTGTGTCGGTTGTGTGGTGATAGAACCTGCCTGAAGATCGTAGGTTTCCTTCAGTGCCGCGCCGTCGCGCACGAACGACTCTTTAACTGAGCCGTTAAAGACAACGGGGATCGCGGCGTTGCGCTGTTGGTTAAGCCAGATATCATCGTTAGAAAATTTCTGGACACGTATCACCATCACATGCACCCCGGCATCAACACGCCCCGAGATTGTGACGCCGTTATTCGCACTATTGGCGCGGCTTGTAAGAGGATTGGATGGCGTCAGCGTGACGTAGTCCCCCGCAGCGATATCCGTGATGATTCGCCCATTAAGAACGATGGTCGCGGTATCTGCACTGATAACAATCTGAGACATTTACCGCTCCTTATTTATTGAAATTGATGATGATATCGGCACTGTGAACAGCACCAGCATTCTTCACTGCAACCTGAACAACCGGAGATTTGCGTTCCTGCCTGTCTGCGGTTGACTGGTCTTTCAGATCACCGGCCAGCACGTAATACCCGTTTTGCTCGATATTTCGCAGAAACATTTCCCGATCCCCAAAGAAGTCAGGCAGCGTCCAGGCTCCCGGATTGAACACACCAGCACGAACAAATCCAACCGTGGTCTTTTCAACACAATCCTCTAACTGATCGACACCGTAGTAGGTTTGCGGGACTTTAGTCGGCGTGGTTTTAAGGAGGTTGAAGGAATCCGTCTGCACTGCGTCAACGTAGGCCATCAGGTTATAGACGTTGTCGACAAAATCATTGGCACCGCTCGACAGCACGCAGGGAACGTCTTTAATCGTGGTGTAAATGTCGAGACCTACGCGCTTCGCTTTGTCGATCTCCGTCTGCTCATAACTTTCGGCCGGCACATTCATCGTTTTGAGGTGCAAAGTGATTGCAGTGCGCTCTCCGTTGAAATTAACGGTATGCGTGCGCGCCATATAGCTGACACCAAATTTCCGGTTGCCTGCTTTGCTGTAGAGCATGCGGAAATTACTCTGGCTGGCGAGTGTTACCGCCCATGCCGGGTTAGTCGGATCAACTTCCAGAGCTGCCGAACCGGTAAATGTCTCATACACGATTACCGCGTTCGCTTTAGCCCATGAAGCGATCAACGGCACCTGCGCATCGAGAATTTTGTCGATGAAGGCCGCGCCTTTTACGTTGACCTGCGCTTTGAGTTTGCTGAGAGATTCCAGTTGTGTTTCCGGTGAAATCTCAGTTGATGCGCTACCGTTTACCAGCGAAGCGCCGGAACCCTCCGCAACCGCCAGCAGATCGCCAATAAAAGAGCCACCATCCAGCACTGTCGGATAACCAACAACAGAGTTAGTCCCTGTCGATTTGCTGGTAATCGCTATACGGCTGCCATCAAAAACAACCGATGCAACATCTGGCGTAATTTTCGCCTGGATTTGGGCGATTACATCTGCCAGTGTCGTCGCCGTCATGCCATTAATTTCGGTCACATCGTGCTTCGTGCCGTCAATCTCAATACTGAATGACCAGTCAGACTTCTCGCGTAACGCTGGCAGTACGACTGCCTGAGAAATCTCACCGCCACGCAGTACACCGCTGGTCGCAGGCAGCGTTTCCCCGGCAGCGTTCCAGTAACCGACGATCAGCGTGCCGCCCGCGGATACCGGGTTAGGACTGGTCCCGAAAAACACATTCGCAAAAGCTGCGGTGACTGAAGAAGCCCCCCAGTCCTGTTCGACAGCAGATGCGCTTTTGTATGAACGCCAGCGTTCAGCAGTGCTCAATACCCCCGTCTGGCTGGTCAGAATTGCGCAAACGTTGATGTTATCTCGCGCCGCCGCCCGTCCCTCTTCGAGAAGCGTCACATTAATGACGTTATTAATTGATGCCGACATTTACTTGTCCTCTAAAAATTGAAACTGCGGCGTATCGATGCGCAGTGTCTGCACGTCCCGCGCAGGGGCATACTGAACATTGAAACTCAGGTGAACACGGTTGCCGTGGGACTGTCCCAGGAGTTGCCCCACATCGATGATGTTTGAGACGGCCATGATGGTGAGTGAATGCGTGCGGCGCAGTTCGTTCGCGTGCTGGCTTTCACTCAGCATCAGGAAGCTTTCAGCGTTGACGTAAGCCTTATCCCCGTAAAACTCCAGGACAATCGCGTGGCTCACTGAGGCGCTATAAGTCATTACTTCAGCGTCACCATTAAAGCGCTGGCCCCGGGCCAGCACTGATTGCGGTAGTGAGCCGTTTACCACGATATAACTGGTGGAAAAGTCGGACGCCTGCACGTTCCGACGGTCGAACTTGATCAGTTGCTCGTCGTAGTCCAGAAGGTCACGCACGAAACGCGCGACAGCTTTCAGATGGGGTTGTGTCATGGCGTTGGCACCAGTAGCGGGAGCCGGGTTTCCTCGGCGATGACAGCGCAGAATCCGTAATCCATGTAATCAGCCGGGGACACGACTTTGTAGTCCTTGCCTCCCTTCTCAATAAACTGACCGGTTTCAATTTTCAGCCGTGCATGAATCAGCAGATATTCTTTCGACCAGTCCAGGCTATCCAGCGTCAGATTCTCTTTGTTCGCACTTTGCACCACCGCCAGAATGTCCTGGCTGCTAACAGTCACGGACGGTTCAAAATCGATGGTGGTTTCAGTACGGGTTTTGAGTTTTACAGGCTGTTCCCAGCCGATTAATGCGTCGCTCATATCAAGGTCTGATAAGTCGCTCACTTACGAACCTCCCACGTTATGGCACCACGCAGGGCGCCTGTATCAATTAACGGCGCAGACGATCCTTTAGCCTTTTTAGTTGCAGCAGTGATATCTGACCACGTGCCATACCCGGCAGTCTCAAAGGCCTTCACGCTGATATTTCGCGCCGTCGCGCCTATCAAATTTAATGCGGTGTCAGCATCCATACGCCCGGAGCCTACGGCTTCACAGGCCTTTTCGATTGCCCGGTTAATTTCCGACTTTTTGAGGGTGAAAGGAGCGCGAAGAAAGGATCGTTCAGGAATCGTTATCTTGTGAGCCGCTGTAAATCCGCTAACCGGACCCATGAAGGTCTTGCGGGTAAACGTAGCTTTTCCACCGGTTGCCATATACCCCGTCCCGCCAGGGTGATCGATTTCAGCACCGAACTCGTGAACCGCCCCGATCTCAATTATCGATGTTCCGTCATCGTGGGTTTTATTTCCCACCTTGCCCGCTGGCAAACCTACGGCGACGTAATGGGTTTTCATCGCCTGAAGGTTCTTCAGATATTCCGTGGTTAGTCTTAAGGTTTCTTCTGGCGTCATGAGAAACACTCCGCCCTAACGAATCGCCAGCACGTGGACGCCCACCAGCTTACGTAACCTGATGTATTCCTGGCCGTAAGAACTGGAGGCATAACCATCGTGATTTGCACCAAACCCGGCATCCGGGGCGGAATACCCTAAAGACAATCCAGCCACTGAACGACTGGTTATTGACTGGGCAGTTTTGCCGCTGGAATTTCCGGAAGGGGTTAACGCACCTGAGGCATAAAGAAGATGTGCCGCTAAAGCATGAAGCCCTTGCTCATAGAGCTTGTTCCATACTTTGCGGCTCATCTGGTTTGCTGCATCCTGTAGCGCCCCTTCTATTCGAGCAGGGGCAACACTGGCGAACTCGGGGTAACGAACGGTGAAATCCATGCTACCCCCTGTGATTACTCTGCCGGAGAGGATTTGTAATCCACATACACCGCGGACTGCGGCTGTTTCCACATCGCACCACCGAAGGCAGAACGATAGCCACACTCATAGGTCAACAGGTCGCGGGAGCGCACAGCCAGAAGCTCTGGCATATGAACTTCCATTTCAAGGTAATCAGCCTCGTAGGTGTAAACCGCCAGACGCGTTTTTCCCGCCTTGATGCCGACAGCGTAATTGCTTGGCACCTTAACAAACGTGATGCTGAACGATTCGTTACCTGACGCCTTACGCAGTGCAGCCATAATCCGATCCATCGCAGCGATAGGAAGCAGGTCAGTGCCTACGATTACTGGCGTTGGGTCGAACTTCTGCATAGCAAGCATGAAGTCGCTGGCATCCATTGCGATGTGCGTTGGCTGGATGCGATAACTGGACTTGCGCCATGCGACGTTGTATGCGTCCAGCACCAGCTTAACGAATTCATCTGAAGTCATATCAGCAATGGTCTTGTTGACTGGATCGGTAATCAACTGAACAGCAGATCCAGTCAATAAGCCCTCCTGCCCCTTCACGCCGCCATGCCCTACGTATCCAGCATACTGAATCGTTGCCAGGGCGTTTGCGTACAGGTCATCCTGCTTTTGGGATTGCAGGTTGATGTTCAGGCGGGCGATCTTCTCCAGTTCCTGCTGCGTCCAGGTGGCGGCCTTTGCCCACTGTCCAACAGGCGCTTTCAGCCATTCGATATCACTATCGATAGTTTTCAGGCTGTTGGTTTTATTACCGATAATGCCGTCTTTTACAGAGCCGACAACTTTAGATACGCCGAAATCAACGTACTCCAGAGCGAAGTCCAACCCTTCTTTAACCGGCAATGCTTCACCGATGTTAATTTCCGGCAACTCTTTTTCCTGCAACTGCATATCGCGCTCCGTTAGCGCCTCTTGCAGTACGTTTTCAAAATCTGCGGCTTCCATTGGCATTGGTTATACTCCTGCTGCCGTTTGCTGTACGTAACCCAGGGTGATCGCCACGCAGTTATTACCTGCGCTTACATCCTCAACCCAGTAACCCAAATCAATATTGCCGATTGCCACATTGGTAACCTTGCCAGCATCTGCCCCGGCAGGGATGATGTAAGCGGTGTCGCCGCGAGCAAAGTCTGCTGCATCTACGGTCAGGGCGCCCACGCAGTCACCGTGAGAGAAGTGACCGATGTTTGCCTGCTTGTTAGCTGGTGACGCTTCACCGTAGATATCGCGAACGACAATGCCGTGAATGCGGGTATCAGCCGCCAGTGGCATTACTCCGCCAAGCGGGTTAACTGCCACGAAAGTACCGTAGGCCAGTGGTGTATCCGTCAGGTTCTCTTCGCCCCAGATTTTATCGTTAGAGCTGGAGGCGCGTTTGATTGAACCTGGTTTAATAGTGCCGTCGGCACCGTCCCAGTCAGTGAATCCAAATGCCATGATTATTTACCCCCAAGGCGTTGAGTTGCGGTTTTGGTGCTTTGTTTCGAGGAGTCGTTGAGCAGGTGAGCACCGATTTCACTACGCGGCTTAGAGGTCGCCTGAATGGCTGCGTAAGCGGCACGTACTTCGCTGTCGGTCATTGTTTTAACCTGGGCATCGTTAAATGCCTTAGTGCTCACCAGAACAGCGGCGCGAACGTCACGCGCTGATTTGGCATCGTTGAAATTTACTTTCGGGAACCGGGCTTTTGCGTCAGCAAGTGTAGTGCTGGCTTCATTGCCAGATTTCAGTTGCTCAAGCTCGTCTTCCAGCGCCTTAATCTTCGCTTTAAGATCGGCGTTTTCGGTTTCAAGCGCAGCGATTTTCGTGTCCTTGTCATCGCCACCAGCAGTACCTGGATCTTCATCGGTGGTCACCGGCGCCCCGGTCATGCCTTCCAGTTGTTTCTTGAGGTCTGCGAGTTGCGCCAGCACTTCCTGAGCCTGCGCCGTCGCTTCTTCTGTTCCCTGCCCACTCAAATCTTCCAGAGCTTTTTCCAGTGCGGCGATCATTCCGACCAGTTCATCAGGAGTTAGCGCGGCGCCTTCCGCATCCTTCAGTTTTTTGCCCTTCAGGAAACGCAGGGCATCAGTTAATGTTTTGAACATTGGCTTACCTTTTTTGTCGTTTAACTTACACTGAGGTCCGTAACGCCCCTCTGCCACGCCCGCGACGTGATTGCCGCGAATGTTAATGTGGTAAAACTTCCCGCCACGCTCCACCAGCTCCGCAGGCTCATAACCCACTGAAACCTCACGTATCCCCGTCTCCTCGAGCGTCTCTATTGCTGCGGCATCAGTCAGATAAACGTCGCAAACCACCTCACCACCTTCGATGCGTGTGTTAGCAATGTGACCAGATGCCTTGTCTTTATGGTCTGCAGCGGTGACTTCCCCGTCGTCTGGGTGAGTTATGGTGAACGGGAGGCCATTGAATGAAGCGAGGGTTTCGGGTTTTGATAGTTCGTCGAGGGTGCGAACTACGGTGATTTTTTTGTTGGCATCGCTGCCAGTTAATCCCAGTTCGTGACCGTAATACTCAATCGGCCCGGCGCGGGTGATCGTCGCAGTGGTAATCACGTACCCCTGCGGTGTTCGTTTCCACTTCATTGATTAATCCCATGAGACGTAAGGGAGGGCCAGACATCGGCATTGGTAATCCTCGCCGGGTTTACCGATGAATGCCCCGATGGTTGAGCGTTTCTTCCACGTTTTGCCGCCGTCGTCTGAGTAGACCGTCGGATCGGAGTATTTACAGAGCATGCCGTTTAACGCGGAATGACTGTCACGCTCCCGTTCGTCGCCAGTACCTCCCCACTCATACAGGTCAAGACCAAGAGCAACATTTCGCGCTTCAGTCAGGTCTGCGTTCAGTTTTGAGGTCTGGTCACGAGCGATGAACCTTGCACGATTGCGGGTGACCTCCCCACGCTCCTTAATCAGGTCAATGAGGTTTTCATGTCGGCCACCGTCTTTCATGTTCTCGAAAACCGCCGCGCCGATATCGTGGATAAAGTCGGTATGGATGGAGGTGATCAGGTCAACGTTGTCATTAACCGCCTTTTCCATTTCTGGCTTTATCGCGCCATCGCCGAGCATTCCGGTCAGATCAATCCCAAAAGCCTGAGAGAAAGTGCGCTGCGTCTGTTCTTTGTTCTGAAAGTTCGCGCGCGCGACGAACCCGGCAGAGAGCCTGGCGGCGACTTCCTTGATGGAAATGCTCGCCAGGCGCTGCATGACAGCGGCAAGTCGCGCCGTAACAGACAGCGGAGTAGTATCAGTGGCATCAGTCAGGGTAGGCTTGTCCAGCTCATCAATGTAGGCCTGAACCATTCCGTCAATGAACTCTGTAAGCCGATCCCGGTACCAGACCTCAGCGCGCTTACTCGGTGTTGGGGGGCGCATCCTCCGGCGGCGAGGCTTACGCCGCCCCTGCTGGCGCTCCAGTAGCAGTTTTAGTTCCATAACCACCCCATGAACCAGAATTACCGCCAGTGCTGACGATCCCCTTAATTTCTTCTTCGGTGACCGTCTTCAGCACGCCGCGGTTAATCATCTCCCTGATTGCGACTTCTTCCGTCAGAATTGACGACGTTACCAGCGTATTGAAGCCCGTCGCATACTGGCTAAACCGGTTAGCTTCGTCTGCCTCGTTAATGCTGTCGATTGTCGGGTATTCGTAGGTAAGGCTTTCCGTAATGGCGAGTTTGTCCAGCGTGAACTGGTCGGCGAAATCCTGCATAGGGCGAAGCCGGGATTCTTGCAGGCCGTTAATCGTCTCGTAATAGGATTTGTTGTCTTCCTCGCCACTACTGAACCCACTGGCCGACTCCCCAAAGAGAACTGTTATAGGTCTGTCCAGCGCCCCGGCCAGTACAATCGCCATTTTGCTGATCACATCCGACAGCCCGGTAAATTGCGCGTTTTTCTGCTCATAGCGCCCCTGTGCCTGTGTATCACCAGCATCAATCAATAACATCCCGGTTGAAGATTTGGTGTCCTTCATCACCCTGGCGTACTCGCGCACCTGTCCTTCCTGACCCGCTGCGATCTGGTTATTCATACCGGGGATAAACAGCACATCGACGTTTGCCTCCTGAATGGTGTCGCCGGTGCTCAGAATTGCAGTGTCGAACGTTTTGATGTGCTCGTAGGGCGCCTGTAGGTCTGACGTGCCAAACTTGGCGCGGTCCTTGATGCTGTGATTTCCAAGCTTCGTTCGGCAGCAGCGGGAGTGGTGAAACCTGAGTTGCTTTGTCCCGACATCAAGTTGATACGTCAGCGGCTCACCAAAACAGTCCGAACGTATGTCGGTGATGACATTACTGTCCGGCGTGTGCTCCCCTTTACGGAACACCAGAAATTTAACGATATCTTCGCTCTGCAAATTGAGCGGCAGGGCTATCTGGTCATCGGCACAATCAGTGATAGCCACGATTAGCGAATCTCCCAGCAGGGAGGCCCACCCCAGCGCGCTGTGAAAGACTGCGTTCAATTTCAGTTCTTTTTCAGCATCAGCGATGCGCTTGGTTATGGAGCTATCGACATCGCCCGAAAATTTACGGGGCAACTTCAGCATGTCGTCGGCGGTTTTGTTGATGTACTTTTTAACCACCCACGATTTTTTATACATCGCGAGCAGCTCTTTATCAGGTACGTCAGGCTTACTGCTGCTATACCGCACTGCGCCAATCTTCTCGCCGAGCGAGGTCATTAAGCTAACCAGGCCATCATTCAGACGACCAACGATATTTTTTCTCGTCATTACATGATGTCCAGTGGGCTGAGTGTTTTTCTCTGATACAAATCGCGTAACCCCTGCGTCATTGCATCGACAACGTCATCGTTCGCGCC